AGCAAAAGCTGACCTCCAGGGATTCGCGCAGATAGGCGAGGAGGCTTTAGCCCGGCTCCAGCAGCAGCTTTTCAGGCAGGCAGTGGCAACGGCTCCGATGTCTGAGATGTCCGATACGATAAAGCAAGTGCTGACTAAGCGGCTCAAGCCGTATGCCGAGACCTACGCAAACACGGCTATTCTTTCCTTCCAGGGGGAGCTGTTGCGCGAAGCTGGCGAGGCTGTCGGAGCTGACAAGTGGGAAGTGGTTGGTCCGCTGGATAGCAAGACGCGGGGTGTATGCGCGGCGGCATTGGCTGACCCGATACGCACTGAGGAGGAGTGGAAAGAGGCTGATTACTGGGGCGGCGCGCCGGGTGGGTGGAATTGCCGCCACCAGTTATTTCCGTACTTTGGGAAATGAGTAACATTAAGCTGCCGAATCTCAAGCTGTATTTCCCCGGTGACGCCAATTTCTGGCGGGCGGTGGCGACGCAGGTGCAGAAGCAGATACGCATTCGCACTGAGGCAGACGGTGTTGATTATCGGGGCAATGCCTTTAAACCCTACAAGCCAAAATATGCCGAGTACCGGGCGAAGAAAGGCAGAACAACCGTGCCAAATCTTTCATTTACCGGCGCAATGCTGGGCGGCGTGAGGGCGATAGGGCACCGTAACAGTGGGGAGATAAAGCTGACCGGCGAGCAGGCGGCGAAAGCATGGGGCAATGAGCAACGCGGGCGGGTGTTCTTTAAGCCGTCGCGTGAGGATTACAGGGCAGCCACGAAGCTGTTGTCAAGGTGGATGGCAAGGAAAAACAGATTGAGGTGATGAGATGGCCGTAAGCAGACAGGATATGGAGCTGTACAGGCTATGGCAGGTTGATGATGGAATATCCGCAGCAACAAGCCTGGACTGGGAGCACCGGCTCATCCATGAAGGCCGGATGTATCGGTATCACACTTATTTCACCCTGGCGCTGACTGGCGATGTCAAGCGGTTTCTGATGGTGGCGAATGCGGGTTGGGATTCGCATTTCAGGGTTGAGTTTTCGAGTGACCAGAGGATTGACCTGTCTCTCTACCACTCGCCGACGCTGACAAGCAATGGCACGGATGTGACATCTGGTGTATTCAACCGCAAGCTCGGGACGACCATGACCGTTCATTCTGCGATATATGAGGACCCAGTGCCTACCGCCAATGGAACCATGATTGACGGGTATATCTCTGACAAGGGCCTTTTGACTGCGACTCAGGCTGAGTTCGAACTTGAGCCTGGGAATGTGCTTATGGCTGTCTTCACGGCGCAGAAGGATGCACAAATTGTTCATGCGTCTATTGACTTCTACGAAGAACCTGAATAATATTAGAATAACAACGGCTTAGAACAATAAGCTACAAACGACATTAACCAGGAGGGAAAGATGTCGGAAGAGACTAAAGGCCAGGCGGCCGAAGAGAAGACCCAGCAGGGCGACGCTGGCAGCCAGGGCGGTGTCAGCGCAGAGGTTGCGGAGCTTATCGCGGAGGCGAAGAAGTACCGCAAGAGGGCGCAGGCTGCGGAGAGCGAGCTTGCGAAAATCAGGGAGGAAGCCGAGAGGCGCGCAAAAGAGGAAGCGGAGAAGAAAGGGGAGTACGAGCAGCTTTACCAGCAGACCAAGGCGGAATATGAGGCCATGAAGGCCCAGGTCGAGGCTTATGAGAAAGCGCCGGCTGAAGCCCTCGAGGTTGAGCTTGCCGCTGTGCCGGAAGAGATGCACGACCTTATCCCTGAACCGTCTCCCGTTGACAAGCTGCGCTGGATTCTGCAGGCAAAGGACAAGGGGCTTTTCGGTAACAAAACTACTCCGCCGGGCGCAAAACCGCCGGGCGAAGGTGGGTCTGAGGTGCGGTGCAAAGCCGACCTCAAGACCGCTGCCGAGAAAGCCGCATACATCAAAGAGCATGGAGGCAAGGCATATCTCGCACTGCCTGACTCCATCCAGTAACGGAGGTTAAAATGGCTATCGGCACTGCATCCGATTTCAAGATTTACGAAGAGGAATTTCAGACTGGTCTCACTGAAACTCTGGTCCAGGAATCCAATATCTTCAACGCTGCCAGTAATGGCGCGATCCGGCTCATTACCAATGAGGAGGTTGGCAATTACCGGAAGGAAGCCTTTTTCAAGGCGATCTCCTCGCTCGTGTCTCGGCGTGACACTACCAGCGTAGCGAGCGTCACCGATACCGCGCTGACTCAGGACGAGGCTGTGGCGGTCAAACTGATGCGGCGCATCGGCCCCGTGGCGAACACTCTTGACTCGCTGCGTAAGATCGCCAGCGATCAGAGCGAGTTTTCTTACCTGCTCGGCCAGCAGATCGGCAAGGCTGTGGCGGTGGATTACGCCAACGCTGCTATCATGGCCGGTAACGCTGCCATCTCCGGGCAGGCTGCGCTCAACTACGATTACTCCGCGACCGATACCCCGACCCACGGTGCGCTGGTGTCCACTCTTGCCAAGTTCGGGGACGCGGCTCAGAGGATCGTGGCCTGGGTTATGCACAGCAAGTCCTACTTCGATCTTGTCGGCCAGAGTATCAGCGACAAGATCACCAATGTCGCCGATGTCACCATCTATGAGGGCACCGCTGCTACCCTTGGCCGTCCGGCCATCGTGACTGACGCTACCAGTCTTATCACCGCTGGCACTCCGGACACCTACCATATCCTGGGCCTTGTTGATTCGGCGATCACCATCACCGAGACTGAGGGCCGCGAGATCGTGTCCGAGGTCGTGACCGGCCTTGAGAATCTGGTCTTCAGGGTGCAGGGTGAGCATGCTTTCACCGTCGGCATTAAGGGATTTGCCTGGGATGTTACCAACGGTGGCGCGAATCCCAGCGACGCGGCCCTTGCGACCGCGACCAACTGGGACAAGGTTGCGACTGACGACAAAGACCTTGCTGGTGTGAGGCTGACCGCTCAGTAAACCATGACGGGGCGGGGGAACCTCACCCCTTTCTTGAGGTGCGAAATGATTTGCATTTGCTATGACCCGACACCATGTGACGACAAGCTCAGGCGGTACGCTCAGGAGGTGGCCGGGGATAATGCGCGGGTGCTGTACCGTAACCCTCGGTTTTACAGGTCCGGCGACCATGAGCAGGCCGACCTTGTTGTGGTGCCGGAGGAGTTCGCGGCGGTAATGGCTGATGATTACGAAAAGATCGTCACCTACCCGCCCAAGCGTGGACGTAAGAAAAAGAAGGCTGACTGATGGCTGCCCTGCCTACTGAGGCTGAACTGCTCGCCGTCCGGTCTGACTTGCACGATTACGCGGACGACCTAGCCGAGTACCAGAACCAAGCCCTTGCGGCGGTCAAGCGCATCCTCGAGGACAAACGGGATATTCTTTGGTCACAGGTGTATGACACCAACAATGATGAATATTTCGATAATGAGGACGCAACCGGCCGCAACGAGGATCGCATCAAGCACGCAATCAACTTGATGACGGTCGCGCTTGTGTTCCGGGATTACGCCGTTGACGCGACCGACGCCGGGAAATGGTGGGAGCTTGCGCGGGCGTATGCCACTGACGCTGAGGAAGTCATCCTGTCGGCCAAGCTCGATATTGATTCCGATGAGTCCGGCACGATTGACGAGGGCGAAGAGGGTTACACCGGGCAGGTGTTTTTGAGGAGATGAACGCAAGTAAAGCCATAGATGACCTTATCGCCACCCTGCGCGGTATTGAGTGGCTGCGTGTCCTGCGACCAGGTGAGGAGCCGGGGCGGGGATATTCAGTCATCGTTGCTCCTGTTGGCCGTAGGGCCGTCCGGCATTTCGGCGCAGCCAATGTTGTCCACGAGATCGAGTTGCGGCTGACGCTTACCGGCCGGGTGAATGCTGACGATGTGCCGGTGAGATTGGGTGAGATTGAAGACGCCCTGTTGGCTGATAGACGCAGAGATGGCAACGCGCAGACTACGGTTTTCCCTGAAGAGGGTGGGGCGGTCGAAGACGAGGATGGCAAGCACCATCTCACACTGACCACGATTGTGGAGGTGCACACGCATGAAAGTGAAGTTTAAGAAAGCCCGCGACACTCTCAAGTATGGGAAGGTGGAGGCCGGGCAAGTGGTTGAAGTAGCGAAGGAAGACGGCAACGCTTTCATCAAGAATGGCGTAGCCGAAAAAGTGAGGGAGAAGAAAGATGGCTGACCAGTATATTGCATCGGTCGAGGAAACCACGCGGGGCACTGATCCCGGCAGCGGGTATCTGTTCCTGCCGGTGATGTCTAATATTCAGCCTACTGTTGAATATGCGGACGAGCCGCGCAAGGAGTTTCGAGGCGCGGATACCGCCCTGGGCGATTCGTCCGTGGTGAGACGGTCGGGGCAGTGGAAGATTACCATTGAATGCGCCTGGTATCCCGGTAACGAGGTTGGGTTGCTGCTCAAGCACGCGCTTGGCAAGGCTGGCACGCGGAGCGTCACTGATACTACCGCCTATGAGGGAATCCTGTATC